ATCCAAAGACAAAGCGTTATCTTTCCGAAGATTATATGTTCTGTCACAACTCCACCAACATTGGTCTGAATGTTTACATGTGCCCATGGATTGAACTGAAGCACGTTGGCTCTTATGTGTTTGGTGGATCAATGTCAGCGATGGCAGCTATCTCAGCATCGCCTACTGCAAGCGCAGCATCAAATCAAAAAAATTATTTGACACCTGATGAAAATGGTGTTAATATGGTAAAACCAAACCGTCAACAACGACGTGCAGCATTCAAACCAAAGGGTAAATGAGTATGAAATTTAGTAACGAAACTATTAGCGTTTTGAAAAACTTCTCGCAAGTTAACCCAGGCATCGTATTTAAGCCTGGGTCTACAATCAAAACCATGCATCCGCAAAAAACTATTATGGCGTCAGCAACAGTAAGTGAAAACTTTGAAGGTGTTGCACGAGTTTATGATCTATCGCGATTCCTAGCAACTCTTTCGTTGTTTAATGATCCAGACGTAGAATTCACTGCAGACAAATTTATTATCTCTGCTGGCAAAAGCCGTGTATCATATACATACGCTGCTGAAGCGATGGTTGCTACTCCATCAGATCAGACAATCACTTTCCCAGAACCAGAAGCCGTAGTAACAATCAAGTGGAAAGAACTTGACTCAGTTGTTCGCGCTGCAGGTGTTCTCAACCTTTCTGATATTGCATTCACGAGTGATGGGTCTTCGATTACTCTTTCTGCAGTTGACTCGAAGAACCCTACTGCTGACGCATATGATTTTGTCGTATCTGACAACGTATCGATTCCAAAATTCAGAATGATCATCAAGGCTGAAAATCTCAAATTGATGCCTAACGACTATGTCGTATCACTTTCAACCCGTGGCCTTGCGCACTTTAAAAGTGACAAGGTCGAATATTACATCGCCCTCTCAGCTACTTAAGAATAGGATATACAATGGAACTTACAGTTAATGACATCGCTGCAGCTCTAAAAATTATTGACGTTGTCGCAACCCGTGGCGCGTTCTCTGGGAAAGAACTTTCTCAGGTCGGCGCGTTAAGAGATCGCTTTGCGAAGTTTGTAGAAGAGTATCAAGAATCTGCAAAGGAATCTGCAGAAGCAGAATCAGTGGTTGACAAAGAAGAAGCTGCTGTATAAGATGGTTACTCGGGTACAGGGAATAATCTCTGTACCCACTTTTATTATGAATAGGTGAAACATGGAAGAATATTTGTGGTCGCAAAAATACCGGCCTCATACTGTGCAAGACACTATCTTGCCAAAAGACATGAAAGACACTTTTCAAAAGTTTGTCGATGATAAGAACGTACCAAACCTATTGCTCTCGGGTAGTGCAGGTGTTGGTAAAACTACTATCGCTCGAGCTATGCTTGACGAACTTGGTGCTGATTACATTGTGATTAACGGTTCGATGAATGGTAACATCGATACGCTTCGAGTCGACATCGCAAACTTTGCTTCGACAGTTTCCTTCTCAGGTGGACGTAAATACGTTATTCTTGATGAAGCAGATTATCTAAACGCCAACTCAACACAACCTGCACTACGTAATTTTATGGAAGAGTTCTCGAAGAATTGCGGATTCATCCTTACGTGTAATCTCGTGAATCGAATCATTCCACCATTGCAATCACGTTGTTCGTGCATCAACTTTAACATTAGTGTCACAGATCGCCCAAAACTTGCCTCACAGTTCTTTAAACGTGTATGCAATATTCTTGAGTCTGAGAAAATTGAATATGATCAAAAGGCAGTTGCTGAATTGATCAATACATACTTTCCTGACTGGCGTCGTGTTCTTAACGAGCTTCAGCGTTATGCTGCAACCGGTAAGATTGATGCGGGTATCCTAAGTAATAAGGGATCTGCTTCGATCGAAGAATTGATTAAACTACTTAAGGCTAAAAAGTTTACTGATGTTCGCAAATGGGTTGGTGAAAATTCTGACATTGATTCAGCAATGCTTTATCGTGGTCTCTATGATATTCTTCCAACTAAGCTCGTGAGCACGTCGTCTGTTGCTGACTCAATTATCATCTTAGCTGAATACGAGTACAAAGAAGCGTTTGTTGCAAATCCAGAAATTAACCGCATGGCTGCATTGGTAACATTGATGGCCGAACTAAACGATTGGAAATAATATGGCTTGGTTAGACATTTTCAAAAGAAAAACTAAAAAGTTTGAATGCTTTGCTTGCACAGGAGAATACTTACGTGAAGATTGTGTAGAAATTGCATATCGTTATGGATCAGGCAAAGGTACTATCGGTAAAGCATATTTGTGTAAACATTGTGAAAAGAAATACGGCATGAAAGACGAGGATGAAGACTATGTCGAATCCATTTGATTACGTTAATGCTATCCTTGTTGACAAGAAAAGTATGATGCGAGGCACTGAAAACGATGCCTTAGCTGAGTCTGGTTATAATCCATGGCTCACCAATACTGCCTTATCATATCACGAGGACACTATCTTAATTGCCAACCTCGTTAATATGAACCACCATTTGCCAAAGCGCGCACAATTCGACATTCTTATAAATACTGTTAGATCAAAGAAACGACAGTTTCGTAAGTGGGTTAAGACTTTAGCCGATGAAGATTTGGATATTGTGTGTGAAACATATAACTGTAACAAAACAGTTGGCGCAGAGTACTTATCTTTATTGACCGAAGATCAAATTGAATCGTTGAAAAAACAACGGCATAAAGGTGGTACAAAGTGACGAATATAATTGACAGTTTGGTAGAGGTGGAATTACCATCACCAGATTCTTTTTTAAAGGTGAAAGAAACACTAACTCGTATTGGTGTCGCCTCTAAAAAGGATAAGATTCTGTACCAATCATGTCATATTTTGCACAAGCAAGGCAAGTATTATATCCTTCATTTTAAAGAACTTTTCATTCTCGATAATAAGGCTGAGTCGCTATCTGAAGAAGACCAGTCGAGAAGAAACACTATTGTGAATCTTCTCGAAGAATGGGGCCTTGTAAAGATTGTAAATAAGAAATCTATTCAAGATCCAGTCGCACCATTGTCACAGATTAAAGTGTTACCCTTTAAGGAAAAAGACGAATGGTCTCTCGTAGCAAAATATGCTATTGGAAAAAAGAAATAGTTGACATAAACGGCAATATGTGTTATAAATAAAATGGGATGCCATAATGGGTCCCTTTTTTATTAATTGCTGTTTTAGGAGGCAACACATGTACGGTCAATATGACGCTTTTACCATTGGTTTCGATAAAATCTTTGATCGCTTTAAAGATTTGCAAGCACAAGCCGATAAGGTAATTACTTATCCACCATACAACATTATGAAAACTGGTGAAAACACCTTTGTTATAGAATTAGCTCTTGCTGGTTTTTCTAAACAAAACGTGGAAATTGTGCTTGAAGAAAACGTACTAAAAATCACAGGTAAGATCGATAAGACAGATCCAAGCGATGAGAAGAGCTACATCTTTAAGGGAATCGCAAATCGTGGTTTCACGCGTAGTTTTACACTTGCAGATACTGTTGAGATCAATAACGCTGAGATGGTGAACGGAATGCTTCGCATTTTCCTTGAATCTATCGTTCAGCAAAAGAAAACAAAGACAATCGACATTTCAGACAAGCCATCTGAGCCAGTTCAGCGCCAAAATCCTGCGCCAGAACCTGAGCAAAAATTAGACTATGGCTATCTGACTGAATAATCTACATTGCTAATCGAATAATTTAGAGGGCTTCGGTCCTCTAAATTGTTGACATCTATACACATTTGGTGTATAGTAAATTAATTATGTACTAAGGGGTTTACATGGGCGGATTTTATACTTCAGTGCACCGTATGGGTGGTAGTATCTTGTATCGTGGTTATAATGAAAATGGAGCCAGAATTCATGAAAGGGTAAAATTTGCACCGACATATTATGTAAAGCCTAAAGATGGTGGTTGGTCTGGTAAATGGACTACACTCGATGGCACTCAAGTTGAGCCACTTAAGTTTAATTCGATCAACGACGCAAAAGAGTTCTTTGATACATACAAAGACGTTGATAACTTTAAAGTGTTTGGAAATTCAAACTACGTTGCACAGTTTATCAATGATAAGTTTCCAGGTGATATTAAGGCAAACCTGAATCATATCGCAGTTGGCAATATCGACATCGAAGTTAAATCAGACGAAGGCTTCCCGTTCCCAGAGCAAGCTAAATATCCTGTAACAGCCATTACAATGAAAAACAGTAAGAGCTCAGTCTATCGTGTTTGGGGACTCAAAGACTACGACACGAAAAAGGCTCACGGCATTCCCGAAGGATGCTTGGTGCAATACACAAAATGTTCAGATGAAGCAGAACTTCTTATGAAGTTTCTAACATACTGGGAAGAACATTATCCTGACGTAATCACTGGTTGGAACATGCGCCTTTTCGACATTCCATATCTCGTGAATCGCATCACTCGACTTATCGGTGAAGAGTGGGCAAAGAAGCTATCGCCATGGGGTATTGTTAACTATCGTCAGATCAATGTGAAAGGCAAATCACTTGATGCTTATGAAATTTATGGCGTGCAGCAACTCGATTACATCGATCTGTTCCAAAAGTTTGGATATGTTTATGGCACTCAAGAATCGTATGCACTCGATCACATCTCTCATGTTATCCTAGGTGAACGTAAGCTATCATATGAAGAACATGGCTCACTCCATGCATTGTATGAAAATGATCACCAAAAGTTTATTGACTATAACATTCGTGACGTTGTACTCGTTGATAAACTTGAGCAACAAACAGGGCTGCTTTCTCTTGCATTGATTATCGCATATAAAGGTGGTGTTAACTATCCTGATACACTAGGCACAACAACTATTTGGGATTCAATCATCTATCGATACCTAAGCAACAAGAACATTGCGATTCCACCATCAATCGATAAGCATCGTCCAGAATTTCCAGGTGGTTACGTTAAAGATCCAATCGTAGGCCGACACGAGTGGGTTGTATCATTTGACTTGAACTCTCTGTATCCAATGACAATTGTTCAATACAATATGTCACCCGAAACAATCGTTGAAGGTGCACACTATGGTATGCCATGTGACGTTGACTTCTATCTTAAAGGCGTTGAACTACCAAAAGAAATTCGTGATATGAATGTTGCAGTTGCTGCAAATGGTGTTATGTTTCGCAAAGATAAGCAAGGCTTTCTTCCAGAGATTATTGAAAGCTATTACGCCGAACGTAAGATTACGAAAAAGAAAATGCTTGGTGTGAAACAAGAGTATGAAAAGTCACATTCGGCCGAGTTAAAACGTGAAATGAATATGCTTGATAACACACAACAAGCAATTAAAATTTTGATGAACTCTCTCTATGGTGCGCTTGGTAATAAGTACTTCAGATATTTTGATATTCGTATCGCAGAAGGTATTACTCTTTCTGGTCAGCTATCAATTCGTTGGGCTGAAAAATATATGAATACTGCTATGAATAAAATCATGAACACTACTGCCATTGATTATGTTCTATACATGGACACTGACTCGTTGTACGTATCGATGGCCCCACTCGTAAAGCACGTGAAAGCAACAGATCCAGTTGCGTTCCTTGATAAGGCCTGTGAACAAAAGTTTGAAAAGGTCTTAGAAGATGCATATCAAATACTCTTTGATCAGCAGAACGCATTCAAAAATACGATGGTCATGAAACGTGAAGCAATCGCCGATGCAGGTATTTGGACTGCAAAGAAACGATACATCCTTAACGTACACAACTCTGAAGGTGTTCAATATGCCGAACCAAAACTTAAGATCATGGGCATCGAAGCGGTAAAATCTTCAACACCTCAAGTAGTACGCACTAAGTTTAAGCAAGCATATAAGATCATGCTTGAAGGTAACCAACGGGACTTGCAAAAGTTTGTTGCTGACTTTTACGAAGTATTTAAGAGCTTGGCACCTGAAGATGTAAGTTTTCCACGTGGTGTCACTGACATTGATAAGTGGGAAGATAAGTCGACTGTCTTTAAGAAAGGCACGCCAATTCATGTTCGTGGGTCAATCATGTACAATAAAAAGGTCCGTGAGCTTAAACTTCGCGAAGATGAAATCAAGAATGGCAATAAGGTAAAGTTCTGTTATCTTAAGTTGCCAAATACATTGGGAAGCAACATCATATCGTTTCCTCAATTTCTACCAAAAGAATTTGAATTGCATAAGTATATTGACTATGATATGCAATTCGATAAAACATTCAAGGATCCACTCAAATTGGTTTCTGATGCAATCAACTGGCAACTCGAGCACGTAAATACTCTGGAAAGTTTCTTTAGTTGACATTGATACGTTTTTGGTATATAGTAAATAACAAGGTTGCAAAACTCTTGTTAGAATTAAAATCGCAATAACAGGAGAATAATCGCATATGTCGCTTATGGATAAATTAATTAAATCATCTACCTTAAAGCTCACAGCACCATTGCTTGACTCAAAGGTTTTTGGTAAAAAGGAAGCAATCCCAACTCAAGTACCAATGATCAACGTAGCGCTATCAGGCTCTATTGATGGCGGGCTTCTACCAGGTCTTACTATGCTTGCAGGACCATCGAAACACTTTAAATCGGCGTTTGCATTGCTTATGGCTGCAGCCTATCAGCAAAAATACAAAGACGCTGTTATTTTGTTCTATGACTCAGAATTTGGTAC